GACCTTTAATGAGATGTACTCAACGATTGCGAGACTAAGGGACGTTACGGTCCTGTTCTTGTCCAACGCAATAACATTCACTAACCCATATTTCCTGTATTACGATTTGTCTTTGCAGAAAGGGCAGAAGATACTACGCAAGAATGATATTCTTCTTGAGCTGGTAGACAGTCCATCTTACACGGAGAAAGCAAAGTCAACCAGATTCGGAAAAATTATAGCCGAAACAGAGTACGGGAAATACGCTATGGAAAACGAGTTCTTGAGGGACACTGCCAGTTTTATCGAAAAGATGCCTTGCCCCGGAACGTGTATAATGACCATCAGAGTATCGGGAAATGAGCTTGGGGTATATACTATATTAGGCTCTGATTTGTGGTACATTACGGAAAGCTATGACCCTACCTGTAATAAGCATATTTCTCTAAGTGTAGATGAGCATGACGAGACAACAGAGCTACGAAACAGTAAAGACGCTCTTATATGGCTCGGAGCTTTGCAACAAAAATACTACCGGGGAGAAGTCAGGTTTACGACTATGAAAGCCAAAAATTTGATATCCAATTCCCTGATGATTTTAAGGAGGTAAATCAGTATGCCATATACAATCGAACAATGGAACGACCATATGCAGAAGGTCATCGGTGCCATGAATGACCAAGCCACCCTAACCTCTTTAGTTACACAAGCCAGTGACGAATACACGGGCCTGTTTGCAACTAATACTACTCTATCTACTGAAAACGAACAACTGAAACAGGAAAATACCAGACTGAAAGAAGCTAATTTAGAGCTATTCCTACGGGTTGGTCAGCAAAACATTGACAAGACAGGTGGAAGTGGTCAATCCACCGAACAAAAAACAAAGGCCGAGACAATCACTGTCGAGGATTTATTTAAGGAGGTAAAGTAAATGTCTAACACTAAGATTCCAAACGCTGTTGATACAGTAAACGCCATTAGAAATGAAGCCAGCCAAGCCTATCGGGACGCTGTACCAGTGGCTACTCCCCGAAACATTCAGGACGTTGGTAACCCCATTCTGGAATACCAGTCCGTACAGAACGAATTTCTGACTGCTCTGGTAAATAAGATTGCCGTTACCATTGTGGACCAGAAGATGTTTGAGAATCCTCTGGCATTTCTACGGAAGGGTTCTATCCCTCTGGGGCTGGATGTTGAAGATATCTATATTAACCCCGCCAAGGGTGCAAACTATGAGCCTGCTAACTTCCAAGGGATTTTGACCCCTGTTGACCCCGACGTAAAGGCGGCCTATTATCGCCGTAACCGTAGGGATAAGTACAAGGTCACTATCCGCAACGAGCAGTTGACCGCCGCCTTTGTGAGCTGGGGTGCTCTGGAAAACCTGATTGCTGGCATCGTGAACAGCCTGTATACTGGCAACACGATTGACGAGTTCAATCTTACCAAGTCTTTACTGGGTGGTGCTACCGCCGAAGCTAAGATGGTTCAGGAAGTGCTTGCTTTGCCCACTGTAAGCGCAGAAAATGCTACCGCTTTCCTGACCCGTCTGCGTGGTATCGCTTCCGCTATGTCTTTCCCCAGCTCTGACTATAACGCATATCAGCTTGTGGGCGGCTCTAGCCCTGCTACTTCTTGGACTTCCACCGAGGATTTGGTCATTTTGATTCGTGCTGACGTTGCCGCAAACGTGGATGTACAGAAGCTGAGTGCGGCCTTCAATCTGAGCTATGCTGATTATGTAGCCCGTCAGGTCATTGTTGACAAGTTTGACGGGGCTGATAATATGTATGCTTGGATTGGCGACCGTGGTGCCTTCCAGATTCGTGACAGTCTCCGTAAGATGACCGAGTTCTATAACTCCGAAGTTATGGCTTGGACTTACTGGTGGCACTGCTGGGACACCTTTGCTCTCCGTCCTTGGGCTAATGGCGTGTCCTTTGTGACAACCAAGTATACGGCCTGATTTAACTGGCCCGGATGGGCTTCCCGTCCGGGCCTTATTTAAGGTGGTGAAAATATGCCTGACTTTCAGCCCAACACTACGATACGTCTATACCAGAGCACAGGAGTAGACCCACAGAATCAGCCTTACTTTGAGAGTGAAGGGGCCAAACTGTCATGGTATGAAGGACGCTCCCCACTGTCCTTTACGGCTCAGAGCTATCAGAGGGAGAACAGGCATTATGCCAGAGTGAACGCAAAGTATAACTCTATCCGTAACTGTGATATGATGAGCTTTGTGAACGACAACGGAAAGACTATCTTCTGCAACATCCTTTCCATTGAGTTTGTTAATCCCAACTGTACAGAAATCGAGTTTCAGACAGATTCCATGCAGACATTTATTGAATCCATTATATGGCGTGACTGCTGGGTAGAGCGGGAGATGCAGGAAGATGACTGGAATGGTGCAGTACCTTCCTTTAATAACCTGTTACCGGAAGGGCTTGAAACTGGCGTCCTGAAAAGACGTGTCATGCTTGACGGCACAGAGAAAAACTGGTCTGTGGTTGTACTGTCCGCATATGACGAGAACGCAGAGGACAACTATAACATCCAGATAAACGCAGGAGTACCTATCGGTGTAAACACCTTTGTATATCCCGCTAACAGCGGGGGAATGACTTCTCTTGGTGCTACTATAAGAAACTACGCCGAAAAGGGACGGCTTGACGGTATCCTTGGTATGTGGGTATGTCCTACCAGAATAGCTGTATCCAATAACTTTGTAGAGATGTGGACCCATTCCGCTACTGTGGGATACGACAATATTGACGGATACGCCGTAAAGAACGCCAAGTGCTTTAGCAGTGAGTTCTTTAAGGTGGAGCTTACCAACAGGCAGGGAGATTCTGTGGAATTACGCCCTGAGTATTTCCCGAATCCAACTACCATGCAGTTTCAGGCTGGCGGAGCTTTTCTAGCCGGGGCTGGTGGTGTGCTTGTCTATCCCAACAATTACATGGAGGGAGACGAAGCAGTTAACAAGACGCTGGGTGTGGTCATTCCTATCAATGTACAGGGTGCTTGGGTAGGAAACGCCTTTGCTAACTGGGTAAGTCAGAACAGGACCCAGCTTGCTTCCTCTATTATAGGCGGCATTGGAACAGCCGCTGTGGTCGCTGGAAGTATGCTGTTGGCGGCTCCTACTGGTGGAACGTCTCTAGCTGTCGGCGGTAGTGTACTCGCTGGGGGAGGAGCGGCAGTAGCTGGTACCACTATGGGAGTAACTAATGCCCTACACTCCGCACTTGGGACTATCGGTAAGGTAATGGATAAATCTGTTGACCCTGCCCAAGCTATGGGCGGCGTTACCACTGGTGCCCTTGCGATTGCCGCTGATTCCTGGGGGTATCTGGTCAACCTGCTGTTCCCGGATGCCGCCGTGATAGAGAGCATTGATAACTTCTTTTCCGTATTCGGCTATAAAACCTGTCGGATGAAAAAGCCGAACGTGAATACCCGTCCGTATTGGAATTATGTGAAGTGCTCACCCTCTGTTGTAAGCGGCCCATTCAACAGCACAGATAGAGCCAACATACAGGCGGCACTGGATAACGGCGTTACATTCTGGCACGTTGGAAATGGCGTTGAGATAGGCGACTACTCTAAAGACAATAGATAAGAAAGGAGGGGTTATATGCCGTTAGGTCTGTTCGGTATGGAGCTTCTAACGTCAACATACTGCCCAAACAACCCGTTGGGAGATATGTATGTTAAAACCGAAGCGCAGATGGAGAATAGCAAGCTGTTTATGGAGATGTACAACCGCTATTCTAACATTGCTGTCACACGGTATGACTGGAAGAATTTACCCATAGGAGTTAATGAGAGGTTGCTCAACATGAGCCTGTATCTAGTTGGAAAGGCTTGCTTCTTTGAGCATGAATATTATGGACTTATAGCATTACCCTGTTCTAATGGTTCTGAATATAATCTATTTTATGAGCCTACCAGAATCAACGCTTTTTCCTTTGGATTCACAAGGACCCTTTCCTTTGGTGAGTTTGAGCTTGTAAGGAACAATCCTACGGGCACTCCAACAGCACTTACAGTATACACCTATATAAAGCGCATGATGGACGTACTCCGTTCTATTGACGTAGTATGTGCCAGAATGAAGCGGCCATATCTGATTCTCTGTGAAGAAAAGCAGAAGCTCACTTTTATAAACCTCTTGAAGCGCATAAAGGACAATGAGGACATTGTTCTTGCCTTCAAAAACTACGGTATTGATAAATCCAACTTTGAAGTGGCTCCTCTCCCGTCCATTGGGAACATCGACCAACTGTGGAAAACATACAGGACGTATGAAGATATCCTGTATTCCGCTATTGGGCTTGACAGCAAGGGAGACGACAAGAAAGAGCGGCTTCTTGTAGACGAAGTGAACGCTAACAACATGGTTACGGAAATGGCTAATGAAGTCAACCTGAAACAGCTACGGCTTGACATAGAGAAAGTCAACCATAGATACGGCACCAATATAGAGGTTGATATCAAAGAGCTATCCACCTATGATTATGACAGCGGCTTTGGAGGTGGGGCAAGTGAGTAGATACACAATGGAGCTTGGAAAGCTGGTCGGCTCTGGCTATGAAATATTCGATGATAGCTGGACCACATTTGTGGAAATGCACAAGAAGGAATTGTGTGATAAAATCATCAGACACTATTTCTTCTATGAGATTGGTCAGGAAACTCCTGACAGATTCAAGCACTATCTCAATGAGCATCTAGCAAGAATAATGCCATACTACAATCAGCTTTACAAGTCTGAACTGCTGGAAATAATCCCACTGTATAACCACTTCTTGGAAACCAATTCCAAGGATTTAAGAGAGCTTGGTTTTACTGGTGTATCAGCCAGCCGGAACGATGTAGATTCCCTACGCAATATGTATAACTCTCTGGCCCAGCTTAATGAACGTAAAATCACGGATGGGAACAAACGTGACTTTGCCGGGCATACGGAGGGAACGTCCAATAAGGAAAGCACGGAAAAGCTGGACGAGACTATCAATATCACCAAGACCACTGACCAGAGTGAGAATGGTACAAAGACCTCTAACATCGACACTACTGGTCATGTCACGGAAACAGCCGATACCACTTCTAAGGTGGATAAGACCGGGAACGTGACGGAAGATATGTCGGATACCCTGAACGGCACCAAAGACACCACTTCTAATGCCACTTCCACAGGGACAAAAGAGCAGAGGTACTCCGACACTCCCCAAGGTACGGTATCTAGCTCTGGTGTAGAGATAATGAGTAATTATCTGACCAACTACACCAAAGATACAACTAATGAGACGACCAACTCTAACACCAAGGAAGAACTGCAAAACACGGAAGAAAAGAACACTAAAACAGACAGTACAGAAACAGAGAACGGACAGACCAACACCACCAAGACGACTGAAAGCACTGGAAACACATCAGAGGATACCAACACAACAGGAAAGCTGGACAAAAGCGAAACAGAGGACCATACAAGAGAGCAGACTACAACTTTCAATGAAAACCAAAATACCACTGGTGATTCAACTGAAAAGGAGAATAACGAGGGCTACGAGAACACCAAAGAGAATAACAAGCAATTCTCTAATGGTGCTGACAAGCACAGGGAAACCACTTTAGGTACTTCTTCTAATCAGGAGGACACCAAGGAAACCAAAGACAGCAACGCTATTGTAAAGGGCTTCATGAACATCAGCCAGTCTGAATTGTTGATTAAATTTAGGAATACTTTCCTGAATATCGACGAGGATATTATCAAAGAACTGGCAGTCGACTTTATGGGGGTGTTCTGATGAAAGAACATATATGCGTTGTGGCCGGGATTATAGGAGGGACAGCCGTAAAGCTATTAGGAGGATTTGACTATTCTCTGATTGCGATGTTTACTCTGATGCTTATAGATATCATTCTTGGATTTATAAGTGCGGCAGTATTCAAAACAAGTAAATATGGTAACGGCGTTTCTTCCGAAGCTCTGGCCAAAGGAGCACTCCGAAAGTGCTCTATGCTCTGCATTATAATCATTGGTACAATCATTGATAATCTGTTCGGTATGGACTATGTGAGAAATGCTGTTGTGTTCTACTTTATCGCCACAGAAGGAATCAGTATTTTAGAACACCTGATTGACATGGACGTTAGGGTGCCACAGTTTATCGTGCGTATACTGGACAGCATGGAAAAGAAATATGACGATGCGGAGGAGAACGACAATGAGACTGATTAAGCAGATATTGGAAAAGAACGATTGTTATAAGGCTGGGGTGGGGTTCACAGTAAAAGGTCTAATGCTGCACTCCACAGGCGCAAACAATCCCAACGTATCCAGATATGTACCCGGCTCTGATATCCTTGGATATAACAAGTACAATAATCACTGGAATCAGCCCAGACCGGGAGGTCGCTCTGTATGCGTACACGGGTTTATTGGCCGAGCCGCAGACGAAAATATTTGCACAGTACAGACGTTACCTTGGGACATGAAGGCTTGGCATTGTGGAGGGTACGCCAACAATACCCATATCGGTGTCGAGATGTGTGAGGACAGTATGCTTGATAAACACCATCTCACCTTGTGCCTAAACGAAGCCGCTGACCTGTTCGCCTGTCTATGTATTACGTTCAAGCTTGACCCGACCAAAAAGGGAGTTATCATTTCCCACAAGGAAGGTCATGATATGGGATGGGCAAGCGGACACGGTGACCCGAACCACTGGATGAAAGTGTTTGGGCTTACAATGGATGACTTCCGTTCGATGGTAATTGACAGGTGCAATAAACTAAAGGAGGAATTAACAGATATGGACCAAAACAAGTTCAACGAAATGATGGAGGTATATCTCTCCCAGCGTGCCAATTTCGCTGGAAGTGATTACGCCAAAAATGCCATGGAGAGAATGGCCGCAAGAAAGATAATCACGAACGAGAATCCACAGGGATTCGTAACCCGTGAAATGCTCATGTTCATTCTCGACAAGGTAAATGTATAAGGAGGTCGCATTATGGAATACTATCCTACCAGACCCAATAACCCCTATCAGGACGATTGTAGGCCCAAACCTGACTGTGGATGTACTCCACCGCCTACTGTCTGTCCCCCGCAAAAGCCCCCTGTATGCCAGCCGCCCCAGCCTGTAATGGGACAGATTCCACCTGTGCCCACTGTGATTGAAGGCTCTAGCCTTTATGAAGCTATGGGCAAGGTTATTGAGCGGACCAATATGTGTATCAATCAGTGGAATTGTATTAGCAAGAACTGTTATGAAGCTATGAACGCTTGCGTGGCGGCGGCCCGTTCCAATGACGTGTACTATGACGATTGCGAGGTAAACTACCAAGAGGGCTACGATACCACAGAGGGATGCGCCTACGCAATCGTAGAGAAGAAGGCTGTTGACCGAAAGGGAAAGCCTATCTTTGTAAGTTTGGCCCCTGCCTATGATAACACCACTAACAGCGGCGTGGAACAGGGAATCTTTGACGTGTCCTTTATCAAGTCTGCCAACGTCATTATGACCGCTGTTCAGGCTGGCTCCGAGAAGTGGTTCGGCCCCGCTATGTACCGTGGAGCGGCTATCCCAGGCGAGAGTAACCCTGACGGCTACGTATATGGCTTCAACAGACATGGTGCTCTACGCTACTTTAAGGGAGACGTTACCGAAACCACTCTGTGCCAGAATCAGATGGTTGACGTTATCGGGGGTTGCGTGCCTATCCTCTATGACGGCAAGGTTATCGAGGGTGTGGAAGCCATGACCCAGAAGCAGGCCATCTGCGCTATCGGCTTCAACTGTGGGACCGGCTCCGTGTTCTTCTTCTCCTGCTCCGCACAGAATCAGCCGGGAATGGGTATCGCTTCCGTTGCAAGAATCTTACAGGGCTATGGCTGTACAACCGCTGTTGTAACGTCCGCTACTACCAACACTCCCGCCGCCACTGGCGAGGGTATGCTGTACATGGGCCAGATGACCACTGACCCCGTAAACGCCAAAGAGCCTAAGAATCTGGCTTACTGGGTCATCTCTAAATGCCCAAATTTTAATAATGCGTTCCAGAAAGAGGTTGCTGACCTTGTTCAGACCACTGGACGGAACGCATGGGAGACGTACCTGCTGGGAGTGCAGATTCAGTCCTTTGACGACCGCATTACTCAAAACGCAAAGGATATCGCCGCTGAAATCGAACGTGC